TAATGAGTAATGTAAATACTGAGATTGAAACATTAAAATCTGAGTTAGCAGAACTTAAATCAACAAATGAAGAATTATCTTCAGAAAAAGAAAAACTATCTGCACAAGTAGTAGAGTTATCAAACGAACCTGCTGCAAAACCTGTAGATACAAACAAATTTAGTGCTTTAGGTAGAGAAACTACAAAAATAGATTTATCTAAAATGACTAAAAGAGAAAGAATATTATATAACATAACAAATAAATAAAAAAAAATGGCATTTAACGTAACATCAAATTATAGTGGAGGTGTATTTGGACAATATATTTCTGCTGCTTTAAAAGAAGCTAAATCCTTAGAGGGTTTAACTGTCTTAGAAAATATTAAACTAAAACAATCAATTAGAAAAATGGCAGGTTCTAGCTTAGTAGCTGATGCAACTTGTGATTTCACAGATGCAGGTACTCTAGCTTTAACAGAAGCAGTTTTAGAACCTAAAAACTTACAAATCAATGTAGACCTTTGTAAAAAAACTTTATTATCAGGTTGGGAAGCAGAAGAAATGAAAGCTGGTGCTTTTAACAGAACTGCACCAACTTTTGACCAGTATGTATTAGCATACTTTGGAGAATTAATTGCTGATTCAGTAGAAAATTCTATTTGGTCAGGTGCTGATGCAACGGCAGGAGAATTTGAAGGCTTTTTAACGGCTACTACAGGTGCTTTTGCAGTAAATGGTAATGTAGTACAAACTGATAATGATGGTGGTGCAGGAACGGCTTATACTGCTGCTAACATTATTGCTAACCTACAAACTTTAGTTGCAGGTATCCCTGCTAACGTATATGGTAGAGATGATTTAAGAATCTATATGAATATGAAAACTTACAGATTCTACATTTCAGCTATCTCTACATTAGGATATGTTAATGCTTACAGTATGAACGGAGATTATATCCCAATGTTCGAGGGTATCACAATCCAACCTTGTCCTGGTATGCCAGACAATCAATTAGTAGCTGCTGAAACTTCTAACTTATTTTATGGGACGGATTTGCTATCGGACGATACGAATATTAAGATGCTTGATATGACTAGCTTAGATGGTTCTGACAATATGAGAGTTGTTGCTAAGTTCTCAGGAGGTGTTCAGGTAGGTGTTGGTGCTGATACAGTACAACAAGATTAATAACTGATTAAACGGAGAGAGGGTTTATCCCTCTTTCCTTAACTTTAAAAAAAAATAATATGTCTTGTAATTTAACAAAAGGAAGAAACATAACTTGTAGAGATACAGTTGGTGGAATCAAAGCAATTTACTTTGCACAGTTTGATGAAGTAGCTTCTTATATAACTGCTTCAGGAGAATTGACTGACTTTGACTTAGGTGCTTCTGATGACATATATAAATACACTTTAAAGAGGGGTACTGCTTCTTGCACAGAAACTTTAACAGGTTCTAGTGAGAATGGTACTGTATTTTATACACCATCAGTTAATATCAAACTACACAAACTAACAAAAGAAGACCAAAATCAAGTAAAACTATTAGCTTCTAATAGATTGGTTATCTTCTTAGAATTAAACGAAGTATTAACAGCTAACTCACATAATGTGTTATTAGCTTTAGGATTAGAGAATGGAATGGAACTAAACGCAGGTACTAACGCAACAGGAACTGCATTTGGCGATATGAATGGTTACGACTGGACATTTGACGGTATGGAAAGAGATGCTATGGTAACAGTAGCTGACTATACTACAACTCCACTTGACAATTCTGCATTTACTTACCAAAGCATAGTAACTTCGTAAACTATTGTTTTCATATTTCTTAAGGGACTACTTCGGTAGTCCTTTTTTTTTATCAAACAAAAAAGACTTTTTTCTATTATATAATATGATACACGCAACAACAGATTCTAATGCAACTTTTATAGTAACTACAGAAGAGAAAAGAATTGATACTGGTGTACCATCTTCGCAGATAAGATATTTGTTTAAATTAACAAATGATATGTCTGAGAATGTTGTTTATGCTTATGGGCAAGGACAAGGAGTAAATGATAGATATACAAAGGTTGAAATTATATCAGGTGTCAATAGTGTATATACAGGTACAGTAAATTTTAGTCCTAGTGGGTATTGGACTTATGAAATATTTGAGGTGTCTTGGCAAGGTTCAAGTGTAGTATTAAGTGATACTACTGCACCCAAAACAGAAACACAAGTATTAACTCCTCCTGCATCAGATAAAGGAGTAGTACAAGGAAGTATAGAAAAAGGAAAATTAAACGTATCAGAAGCATCAGGAAGTGAAGAAGTACAATATACAGAACATTCTGCACCTACTGGTACGAATTACATATATGTTAGTTAAATAAATAAAAAAAATGGGAATAAAAAATACACAAGTTTTATTAAATGAACAATTAGGTCAGCAAAACGGAGTAGAAATATTTACAACTGCTGCACAGACAGGTAAAGATTACTATGCTATTTACTTTGTAAAAGATAGTGTTATATCTGCTATTACTATTACTGATTCAACAGGTTCTAGTAATTTACTTACAGATGTAGATGCAGGAATGACTTTGTTCGGTAAAGTTACTGCAATTACACTTAGTAGTGGTTTAGCTATTGCATACAAAAACTAAGAAATGAAGTTATCATTAGGAATATCTTTACCAACTAGCAATAAGGGTGCTACACCTATTCAAAGACAAGCTAACGCCTTTAAGGCTAGAGTTATTGCTGATGGTGGAGTATTTGAAGCTAAAGCTTGTTTGATAGACCAATTAAAAATCTTAAATAATATAGAATGAGTTTATTAGATGATGTAAGTATTGTAGTTACTCCAAATGGATATAAAGCAGGAACTTTGTATGGTGTTTTACCTGTACCTACTGAGGGTAGTGAAGAAATAACTAATGGCGACTTTGCTACAGATAGTAATTGGAGTAAAGGCACAGGTTGGTCTATTGCTAATGGTAAGGCAACACACGCAGCAGGGGTTTCAAGCTATATTAATCAACTTAATGTTACAACAGTAGGTCAGCTTTATAAAGCAGTTTTTACTCTTTCAGGTAGTTTAAATGCTACTAATTATATACAGACATATGGTTCATCTGCATACCCTGATGTTTCTAATCAATATACTTCAGCAGGAACTTATACACTTTATTTTACTGCTGATGCAACTTTTTTTAGATTTAGAGCAGTAGCACCTGATAATGATGTTTCTATAGAAAACGTATCAGTAAAAGAATATACAGCATCAGATATGGATGTTACTAGAGCAACTGCTGCTACAAGAGTAGATGAGAATGGTTTAGTAAATTATGCAGAGGTTTTAAGTAGTGAATATGTTAAAAATGGAGATTTTTCTAATGGATTAACAGATTGGTCATTTACAGGTGCGTCATCAGGTTTTCAACAAGATACAGGTAGTGGTATAAAAATGTATTCAGGTAGTGTAGCAGATGCTAATAATGCTTTATCTACTTCAGCAACATTAAATTTTGCAGGTACACTAGGCAATATGTATAAAATGGAAATTACAGCATCAGATTTTATTAATGGTACTACTGGTTCTATAAGGTTAGATAGTGTTTATGATGCTAGTAATATTATTAGTTTTTCAGAGGGAACACAAACAGTATATTTTACTGCTTATCGTGATTTTACTTTTATACAATTTTTTGCAGGTACATCAGATGCTACTATAACTGTAAATAGTATATCTATTAAAGAAGCAGACAGAAACAACGTACCTCGTATAGACTACACAGGAGGAGGTTGTCCACATATATTAGCAGAGCCACAGAGGACTAATACAGTTATTTATAGTGAAGATTTTAGTCAATATGATACAGGTGGTAGTACTGCACCAACTTTAACAACAGGTCAATTAGCACCTGATGGAACTTTTACTGCAACAAAAGTAAGTGGTGTTATTGGTAATACAAGTATATTTGCAAGAGATGAATCTTCAACAACTGCTTCAAGAAGTATATATGCAAGAACAGTAAGTGGTACAGGTACTGCAAAATTAATGAGTTATCATGGTAATACTAATAATACCTTTACAATTACAGAAGAATGGCAAAGATTTGAATTGACAGGTGCAATTGCAACAGGTGGTACAAATTTCTATGCTATAGATTTTAGAGATTATTCTACAACATTAAGTGAACTAATTATATGGGGAGGTCAGTCAGAAGAAGCAACATACCCTACATCATACATACCAACATCAGGAAGTACAGTTACAAGAAACAAAGACCAATTTACAAGAGATGGTATAGGTAGTTTAATTAATAGTACAGAGGGGGTTTTATTTGCAGAGATGGCTGCTCTTGATAATGATTTAACAACAAGAATGATTAGTTTGAGTGATGGAGGTAATAGTAATAGAATACATATGTTTTATCATTCTGTTTCAAATGAAATAGCTGTAAATTACAGAGTATCAGGTACAACAGAAGCAAGTATAGGATTTGTTGTCAGTAATATAACTAACTTTAATAAAATTGCT